ATCGGCTTGGCTCTCGACACCCTGAAGGGCTTCGGCAATCCGTTCGAACTGGTCTTCCGGCGCAAGCTGGTTCAGTGCCTGAGCACTGAGGTTCAGCGTTTCAAGTGCATCCTTGGCGGTACCGTAACCTTGAGCGGCTTCGGATATGCGGCGGGTCTGACGTTGCCAGCCGGTCGTAAGTTGCTCGAAAGCAACGCCGGAAAGCCCGGCAACGTGATTGTACTGGCTGAGGGCTTCGACGCTCGCGCCGATACGGAGGTTGGTTTTCTGGAGGCGATCGGCGAAATCGACCTGGCTCTGAAGGGCCCGGCCCGCGAACATGCCGCCGAACGCCGCGCCTAATGGCGCGGCCAACCGGCGTAGCACCTGCAATTCACGGCCGACGGTGCCCGCCCGACGCTCGACGTTGGCAAGCGAGCGCTCGGCACGGTCGCCTTCGCGAACGGTCGAGCCCCCAAACGCCTGCACTTCGCCCTGCGCATTGCGCAAGGTGCCGGAGAGCTGACGGCCATCGCCAGTGAGGGTGACGCTAAGCGTTAGATTGTTCGCCACGGTGTGTCCTTCTAACGTTTAGTTGCGGGGTTGGTTGATGACGCTGAGCGCGCCGCGCTCGATAAGCTGCACTTGATCCAGCCGCTCAAGTTGTTGCTCTGGGGGAAGTTGGTAGAGGTTGATAACGCTGATCACCGCTTGCACATCTAGCCCTTCGTGGCGTCCTTCCATACCTCTAAAAAGCCATTGGCGAGAGCAGCGAATGAAGGTTTCGACGGCTTGCCAGTTCTCTGGTAGCACTTCGAACAGCTCAGGCTCGGCTTCCTCTGCTTCAGCCTCTTCGGCTAGCTCACCGCCCAGGGTGATGCCCAGGGCGGCGAGGTCGTCCTTGACCAAGTTGGGTTTGCTAATACCTGCTTCCGCCCAGTGCTTGCCTGCGTCGATCAGATTCGCGGACGGTTCTTTTTTGAGACGCTCTCGTGATAGGCGTTGATCAACGCAGTGCTGATCGCTGGATCGTTTTTCGCGGCTTGCAGCTTGTCGTCGCCTGCCAGCTCTTTCCCTTCATCGTCCGTTAGGCAAATGTCTTCGACGCCCACCAGCACCTGATCGAGCAGCAGCGTGTCGGCGGGCATATCGCGAAGTTCGTTTTGTGGCATGACTTTGAATAAGGCTTTGAACTTGCCGCTGTTCTCTTTGCCGTGTTCGTCATACACGGTGAGTGAAACGGGGTACTTATAGGTGCGCTTTGTATTGACTGTGAACACGGGTATTTCTCCTGATTAACGGCGATTTAACCGCCGCTTACGCAGCGGTGCATGTGTCGTAAAAGGGTTTATTTGGTGACGATGGTCACTTCGTCATTACCGTCGACGGGCTCGGGCCGGTAGTTCATGGTCAGCATCTGGGTGCCGTCCTGGTCGGAGTACGTGGGCGATTCGATACCCACTTTCGGCATGCTGATTTCGATGATCTTGCCTGCGGTCTTGCCGTGCGTGAGCGCGAGCGCACCAGTCTCAGCGTTTTGTGAGACCTCGAAGTAGTTCTTAACCCCTACGCCAGGGTCTTCAATGATCAGCTGGCCAGACGGTGCGCGCCCGGTGATCTGAATGTCGTTGGAGCCGACGATCTTCTTGTGAACCACCTCGCCACTCATATCCAGCGAAAACTGGTTGAAGGGTACGGTGGCCCCCATGAAGGTAAGCGGCTCGGTGTTGAGGGTGTTGACCGCCAAGGCAGCGTTCCACTGGCTGAGCGTGACGGCGGGGAGCTGTTCTGGGGTGACGGGGCTTAACAGGCCTCGCAGTGTGAAACGAACAACAGGGATACTCTCCGCGTTGACCGTGAAGGCCGCTGTGCCATGTACCCCACGGCCTTTGTGAAGGTTGCCATCGACATGGGCGAAAAACACGCCGCTGTCTTCGTTCTCCGACACCGGTGCGTAGGTCACGCTTTCGCTGCCAACGGTGTTATTGATGACTTCCGAAAAGCCGCAGCAGCGCAGCATCTTGCCCCACGGCGGAGCCGTGCCAGCGGTGCCGCTAGTGCATAGCTCGACTTCCACCTGCACCTCTACGTGCTTTTCACCAGCGGCACGCGGGCTATTGCCGTAATACGGGCGCACAAAGTTACGTTCGATGTCGTTACCGCTGAGCGGGGTCACGCTGATCTCGCGGGTTAACACGGCATCAGTAGCTGAATCAGGCAAGGTGGTGCCGTCGTTGTAGTCCGACTCTAGGGCGAACAGCATCGCCCGGCGGTTCGTTTTTAGGCTCACGGTGAAGTCTCCTCAAGTGGCCAAAAGTATTCGGCGGTTAGCACGTCGGCCCAGAAAAGGGCGTGGCTTTGTAGGGCCAACAGCTGGCCGCGTTGCCATTTCACGGGGATGTCGCAACCAGGCGGCATCCAGTTAATCAACTGAGTGAGGGCTGGCCTGCGCAGCCGTGTCAGTTCGTCGTCACCTACGGTAGCCACTGGCCCTAGCGGTTGGTTACGGCGGCGAATACCCGTGACCAGCAACACCTCGGTTTTCACGCGGTGCCGTGCCTGGTTGCTCATGGGGCCGTGGCTGACGGTTTCGCGCCCTAGCACCAGCATCATGTTGGGTAGCTGCGTGTTGCTCTTGGCGGCTTCTACATCTGCTGCAAGCTGCACGGTGGGAATGCCCTCTAGGGCGTTAAGGCGGTCAAGCCACGGCGTAAGCGAGAGCATTACTTGGCCTCTTTGCCTGGTTCGTCAGCGGCGGCTGGCTTGGCAGGCGGAGCGGCTAGCTCCATCACTAGGGCCGGGTCGTCGCTGATCGACTTGTAGGCGCTGCCTTTGTCGTCCAACGTCAGGTACTTCCATTCGTTGGTGAAAATCGTGCCGCTGTTGGTGCGCTTGACCCCGGTGGCTTTGGTTTTCACCCGCACCTGGACGTCTTTGCGCGGCACTGGCGGGGCTTTCTTCTCAGCGCTTTCGGGCGCTGCTTTGGTGGTCTGTTTGGCACTCATGGCCATCTCCTTAAAAACCGCCGCCGGAAAACACTCGACGACTTGAGTTCATCTGCACGCTGCCTGCACTGCTACTGGCGGGGCCGGTCGAGATGCCCAGCTTCACTTCGCCGCGTGACACGCTACGCAGGAACTTCACCGCGTCGTCGTAGCGCTTCTGCACTTGGTCGGTGGCGTGTTCGTCGTACAGCCGGTAACGGGCGATGTCGCAGGTGTTGGCAATCACGATGCGGGGCACCGGCGACAGCGGTACGGGGTAGCCTGCTGCACTGACGTAGCCGTCGATCTCACCAGAGGCATCTTCGCAAGCGCGTTCCACCACGGCGGTATCAATGGCCATGCCGCTTTCATCGCGGGCGATGGCGAGCAGCTCGGACTCGCCAAAGCGCTCGATGAGATCCGCTTGCGTGCAATACGGCATGGGTTAGGCCTCCGGCTCGCTGGTCGCTTCAGCCAGCGGGAAGGTGCAGTCTTCAACTTCCAACGCTGGGTCATCGCGCAGCTGCTGGAGCTGTTCTTCGCTGAGCAGCTCCAGGGCGATGCCCGTGCCTTCACGGTTGAAGCGGTAGCCAGCGCGACGGCGGCTTTTGATGCGTCGCTTGGTGCGCACGAACACGCCTGGCATTTCTTCGATGGGCGGTAGCGCGTTGCCGGTGCCGTCACCCGTGGTGGTGTTGCCCTGGGCTTCGATGGCCGCCGCTTCGCTCGCGGGTGCTTCCTGCTCATCGCTGGGCGCTACGGCATCGGCTGGCGTTTCCAGCGTTGGCTCGGCCTGTTCTTGAGGCTGTGCCTCGGTCGCTTCTGCCTTGGCTTTTTCTTGCTTGGCCTTGGCAGCGGCGCTTTGCTTACGTGTGGTCATGGGGGTGCTCTCCGTTGCGCAGTGCCCGCCGGGGCAGGCACTGCGATAGGCGGTTTAACGTGCCGTTAAGCGCTGGTTAACCAGGGGTTCAGCACCAGCGTTGAGGTGTTGGCCCATTTGTTGGTTTCACCACCGGCGGCCAGCTGGCTTTGCAGCACGGCACGGGCAGCCCCCTCCATGGAGTTGGGCACCATGGTGTGCGAGTGGCGCAGCGCCAGCGGGCGTTCGTAGTCGCCTTTCATCGCAGTTAGCGCTTGGCGTGCTGCCTCATAGTTCTCAGCAGTGAACGGCTGGCGAGAGCGCACGACGAGCTGCCAGAGGCCTGCACCGGCGTTCACACGAGCATCTACACCGAACACGAAGTTGTCGGTCATGAACACTTGCGTGTCGTTGAGATCGGTAATGGAGCGGAAGTTGTAATCACGGCGCTTCTGGAACACGATCGGCTTGATCACGCGAGTCAGATCCATGACATACCAAGCATCGCCTGTGCCGCCCATGTCGTTACTGACGGAGATCTCTTGGCCCGACTTATTCAGCACCGGGTGGTCGGCATCGAACAGCGGCTGGCCGTCATAGCACTCCGGGTTTTGCTCCAGCACTTCCACGGCGAGTTCATTGGGGTGCTCACGACTGGAGCGGCCAAACTCTTGGAAGACCGGTGACCACAGGCCGTAGGTGTCGTCTTCCACAGCATCCCGTGAGACGCCTTCGGTCAGCTCGAACTTGCGGTTCTTGATGCTGAACCCGGCACCTTCGAGCGAGTGAATAACGCGATCGCCCAGCCATTCGCGCATGCGCGGCAGGCTCTTGAGGAACGGGTATACTTCCACGGCAGTGGTGCTGGGCACGGTGGTACAGAACTGCTCGTAAAGCGCGCCCTGTTCGCCCATCGAGCTAAAGCCCTGCTGAAACGATGTGTTGTAGGCCTGAAACAGCACCTTCAAATTGGCTTGGGTAAGATTCATGTAGGCAGTCCTTATTACGCGCTAGCGGCCACGCCGTTAGTCGGGTCGATGTTGACCCACACGCCTGCGTCGTCGACGTCGTCGACAATGCCAGCGGGGGAGCGGGTGGCGGTGCCGTCGGTTTTGGCGACGGTCTGGTTATCGACGATGTAGCAAACCTTGCCGATATCAGCGGCGGTGATCTCGTCGGTACTGGCCGAGTTATCGAACCGGAAGTTGCCGCGCTTAACGGTCACGACCTGGTCGCCATCGCCGCCACTGGTGTTGTCCTGGTAGTGCTCGAACACACCAGCGGCGGTGAGGCCGGTGGCGGTGGTGCCCGGCTCGGTAAAGCCAGTGGCATTGATGACGGCGATAGTGCCCGCGAAGCACTCGGTTGCCGCCGCGACCAGATGGCCACGAGACAGCCCTACGCGGTGCGGGGTGTTTCGGTTTTGGGTTGCAGCGGTCACGGTGTGATCCTCTTGCGTGTGGAGTGTGGCCAGCCGTTACGCTGGGTTAGCGGCGCGGTACTGCTCGGGCGTTAGGCCCATCGCCTTGCACACCGCCAGCTCGGTCTCGTTTAGCTTGCCTTCGCCTTTGGCCTCAGCGCCTTCTGGGGGCTTGCCCTGGGTCTGGGTGGTTTTTAGTGCGGCGATGCTGGGCGCGCCTTCAAGATGCGCCTTACAGGCGGCGAGGCCTTGTTCGCGCAACCAATCGGCTGTCGCCTCACCAGGGATGCGACCATCATCCAGGCCCTGCTTGATGAGGGCGTCTAGCTCAGCGTTGTTGCCGTTGGCTTTTAGGGCGGCTAGCTGCTGAGTGGTTTCTTGGTACACGGCCACGGGCACGAACTGCGTCATGTCTACCGGTGCGGCTGCACTGGAGGCCTTGAGCGCTGCTACGGCTTCCGCTGGCTTCGCGTCGTCTTTGGCACCTAACGCGGTGCGGAAGGCGTCGGCATCGGCCTTGGCGGCTTTCAAGGCTGCGATGGCGGTGTCGATCTGTTCGTCGGTGGCATCGGTGGCCAGACCGAGCGTGGCAATCAGTTGTTCACGTTTCACGGTGTCGATCTCCTGGGCGTCGTCAGTGACGTCATGGGCTATCGCCATCCGAGCGGCGGCCAGCTGCGCCGCGCCCTCATCAATGGCGG